GACAAGCTTGGCAGGGGCAAAGGGAAGCCTGGCCAGAGCCAAACAAAGTGAGCAGCGGAAAGGAATAGAAAATGAAAATCATCACTTGTGAACAGGTCAGCAATGGCCATCCCGATAAAATCTGTGATCAGATCGCGGACGCGATTGTGACGGATTGCATGCAGCATGACAAGAACAGCCGTGTAGCGATTGAGGTCCTGATCAAGGATAGTCACATCATTATCGCCGGAGAGCTTACCAGTCAGCACAAGCCAGATTACCGGAAGCTGGTGTATGAGGTATTCGAGAGAATCGGCTTTGACCGTGTTGGTGGGATGCAGTTTGATCCAATCTATGCAGGTCCGGATATCGGCATCTTGGTGAAGGAACAGAGCCCGGATATCGCCCTCGGCGTGGATAAGGGCGGTGCCGGTGATCAGGGCATGATGTACGGCTACGCCACCAATGAGACGGCAGAGCTTTTACCGATCCCCTTCGTGGTGGCGACCCGATTCCTGGAAATCCTGAAGAACCATCCGAGCAGGATGTTCCGGGCGGATGCCAAGGCGCAGGTAAGCTTCGATTACGACAGCGGAAAGATCAAGACATTCCTGTGTTCCGTGCAGCACAGCCCGGATGTGGAACCTTCGGATTTTCGTCATATCGTCGAGGGTATCATGGTTCTGGCCGCCTGTGAGAATGGACTGAATACCGACTTTGAAAAGCTGGTCAATCCGACCGGCCGTTTCGTAATCGGCGGCAGCTTTGCAGACTGCGGTGTGACAGGACGCAAGATTGCCTGCGATACTTACGGCGGTGTTGGGCATATTGGCGGCGGTGCGATGAGCGGGAAGGACCCCAGCAAGGTAGATCGCAGCGGTGCCTATATGGCGCGGAAGATCGCGAGGGACATTGTGCTGGCCGGATACGCGGATAAGGCTGAGGTGCAGATCTCGTATGCGATTGGCGTTGCTCAGCCGGTCAGCGTCTATGTGGACACCTTCGGTACAGAGCATCAGGATACGCGGTTCATTGAGCAGTACGTTCTGGAGAACTACGATCTGACACCGAAAGGAATCATCGAATCGCTGAAACTCCTGGACGTTGATTATAACCTGGTTAGTGCCTACGGGCACTTCGGGAAAAAGGGCCTGCCGTGGGAGAAATAAAAAATTCGATTTTTTCAAAAGGCAACCCTGACTTTGGGCCTCTCCCACGACAGTATATGAGGGGAGTTGTTTTCGAGCCCTGAAATGGGAAGAGCAGCTCCCCTCCCACGAAGGAGAATGAAATGCCGAATAGACCAAACACCCCATGCCGCCATCCCGGCTGTGCGGCGCTGGTTCCTTACGGCACCAAGTACTGTGAGAAACACAAGCCGCTCCATCCCGAGGAGGTACGAAGCGCTGGTGCACGTGGCTACGGCAGGACATGGCAGAAGGCACGCAAGCGTTACCTGGAGACGCACCCTTTCTGCGTGGAGTGCATGAAGGAAGGCAAGTACGTCAAGGCCACCGACGTGGACCACGTCATACCACACAGAGGAGACAAGACGCTCTTCTGGGACCAAGGCAACTGGCAGCCCCTCTGCCACAGGCACCACAGCAGCAAGACACGAAGGGAAGACAACAACCCTTCCTATCACTACTAAGAGGAGAGCCACATGCAGAAGGACAAAGAAGTAAAGACCGTAGGCCTCGGCTTTGTGGACGCGCTGACGCTGCTGTTCATCGCGCTAAAGCTGACCTGCCAGATTGATTGGAATTGGATCTGGGTTTTGAGTCCGATCTGGATTTCAATTTCGTTTCTGGCGGTGCTCGCCGTCGTGATCCTCCTGATCGGTCGCATCATCGACCGGATGTGAGGCCCCCCTGGGGGGTGGGTCACTTCTCTGTGGTGAAGTTTTTAGAAGACCGCCGCCCCCTCTCGCGTTAAAAACCGCGAATTTGCAAGGGGCCTACCCCCTGCCGGGGCGATCCGCCTGCAAAACCGGCCAGGCTGCGGGGCACGAAAAACGCTGAAAATCCCAGTAATTCTGGGCCTTTTTCGTTTTCGGCGGATGTCCTGCGGCCTGGCTGCATTTCGTCACAAAAGCGCATGGGAAACGGCGTGAAACAGTGGCAGAATGGACGGTTTTCCAGGAAAAAGGGGCATAAAGACGGCTTTGCCGACCGGAGGGAGGCGCGTGTGTGAAACAAGAACAGAAAGAGTTGATCCGCTCCCTCCGGCTGAAGGGCTGGGGCTACAAGCGGATCGCGAAGGAGCTGCGGCTCAATCGGAATCAGGTGCAGTTGTACTGCAAGACCCACGGCCTCGCTGGTGCAGGTGTGTTCGTAAAGTTGAACCTGCCCATATGGTATGAGCAAAACAATCGATGCATCATCTGCGGCGAGACGCTGGATCGGAAGAAGCGAGGGAGAACCAAACGCTTCTGCTCCGGCAAATGCCGCACGAAATATTACCGGATGCGGAAAGCGGAAGAGGAGGAAGAAACGTGGTGATCAGGGATCAGAAACAGAACCTGGAAGAAAAGCTGGACGCGGTGATCAATGATCCCGTGAATCATCCAAGCCATTACACCAGCTCGAAGATCGAAGTGATCGAATACATACTGGATCATGCCTTTGATTACCTGCTCGTCAACGTGGTCAAGTATATCAGCCGTGCCGGGCTGAAGAGCAAGGACACCGAGATACAGGATCTGGAGAAAGCCCAGTGGTATCTGAACCGGAAGATCGAAGAGCTGAAGGCCAAGCAGCAGGGAGGCCAGGCATGACGCTGCTCGAAGGATTTGTGAAGGACGAGGTCTTTATCGACTTCGGCGCGGACGTCCTGTACGGCAGCGACCAGTGCAATGTGTCTTTCCCTTGCCGGTTCCCAACCGTGGAGTTCCAGCTCATGGCGACAAACGGCCTCAGCCAGATCGCGGATCGCATCCGGAAGGATCTGGGCTTTGCGCCGATGCATCCCATGGATGAGTACACCGACGACACCTGTGATAACGACGGCTGGTACGATTTCTATGTGGGGATCAACGGGTACGCGGAAAACCACATGGACAGCTGCATCGAGTTCGTGGTTGTGAACAGCAACTCTCCGGATGATGAGGAGCGATACAGCATCGACCTGACTGAGGAAGAGCAGAACGCCGTTTTTAAGTGCCTGGATGCCCAGTGCCAAAAGTACTTGGAGAAGACATGTTTGGATCTGCTTGCGGAGGCACGTAAGCAGATGGAGGAGGATTACAGTTGAAAATCATCAAGCGGGACGGAAGTGAAGTCCCTTTCGATTATAGAAAAATCGTCCGGGCCATTGAAGCTGCCAATGACGCGGTGGCAGAAGAAGACCGGATCAATGATATGCAGAAGGAATTCATCGTCGGCCGGATTGAACGGCGCTGCGATGAGCTGGGCCGGAGTGTGAGCGTCGAAGAAATCCAGGACATGGTGATCGATGAACTGGATCAGGCCGAGGCGCACAAGCTGGCCAGGCATTACAGTGATTATCGGCTGCGGCATGAACTGCTCAGGAAGCGGAACAGTACGGATGCCAAAATCCTGTCGCTGCTGCGGCACGATAACGAACTGGCCAAACAGGAGAACGCCAATAAGGACCCGATCATCAACAGCACCATGCGGGATTACCTGGCGAGTGAAGTTTCCGAGGATATCTGCCGGAGATACATCTTCCCGGAAGATGTGATTCAGGCCCACGACGAGGGTATCATCCACATTCACGATATGGGCTATGTGTCCGGGCCGATCAGCAACTGTGAACTGGTCAATCTGGAGGACATGCTGCAAAACGGCACGGTCATCACGGATACCCTGATCGAAAAGCCGCATAGCTTTTCCACGGCCTGCAATATTGCCACTAAGATTATTGCCCAGGTGGCCTCAAATACCTACGGTGGGCAGACGATCAGTCTGGCGCACCTCGCGCCGTTTGTGGATGTGTCCCGCCAGAAATATAAGGGCGAGATCAAGGATGAACTCCTGGCCATCGGCCGGGATTGCACCGAAGATGAAGTCAATCGCATGGCGGAGATGCGGGTGCGCCGGGAGGTGCAGCGCGGCATCCAGACCATCCAGTATCAGATCCAGACGCTCCTTACCACCAACGGGCAGACGCCTTTCGTCTCTGTGTTTATGTATTTGGATGAGGTGGAGCCTGGACAGACGCGGGATGATCTGGCGCTGATCATCGCGGAAACGCTGAAGCAGCGCTATGAGGGCATCAAAAATGAAGTCGGCGTGTGGGTTAGCCCGGCATTCCCCAAGCTGATCTATGTCCTGGACGAGGATATTCCAGAATGCGAAGAACTGTGTGGACGCCAATCCCGGCTATGTAGCCTTTGATGATAACGGCAATCAGGTATATCCGGCTGTGAAGCAGACCTTTGAACCGTACCTTGTGAAGGTATCCATTGACGACCTGAACTATCGCAAGGGGCCGAGCACTTCTTACGATAGCTGGGGGTATATCCCGGTTGGTGTGTACACTATCGTGGATGAACAGGACGGCTGGGGGCTGCTCAAGGCCTACGCGGACAAGCGGAACGGCTGGATCTCCTTGGCATACGCGAAGAAGCTGTAAGCGCCTTTCTTCTGTGCTTTCAAAAGTTATACAATGTTATACAAAGCCTTGATTTGTTCACAATCAAAGCGTATAATGAGGAAAAGCACGGGGAGGTTTAGTGATGAGCAGCAAGAAATCTGCGACATTCAATATGCGGATGGAGCCTCAGAAGAAAAAGCAGATGGAGGAGTTCTTCCAGGAGCTTGGGCTGACACTCGCCTATGGTGTGAACATCTTTTTTGAAAAATGCATCATGGAAGCTGGCCTGCCGTTTGAGGTTAAGCTGAACGAAGAGAAAAAGCCCATCGTACCCACAGCAAAGGAGCGGACCCAGAAGACAGTGCAGTTTGCTATGCGCCTTGATCCATATAAGAAGGCGCAGATCGAGTATACGTTCCAGGAACTAGGGATGACCATACCGGAAGCTGTGAACATCTATTTTGAAAAATGCCTTTCTGAATGGGGTATTCCTTTCCGCGTAGGCTACCCGAAACCGAATGCGGAGACCCTTGCGGCGATGGAGGAAGCGGAGAAAGGTGAAAACCTGACGTCTTATTCCTCGGTTGATGAAATGCTGAAGGACCTGGGAGAGTAAGGAAAAACACACGAATAACGAGCGCACTGGAGGAGCAATCCTCTGGTGCGTTTTCTCTTTTACACGAGTTTCAACGGATACCGATTGCACTGAAAATAGATGCAGAAAAGTTTTGATGATCGCTTGCTATGTGCAAAGATCAGAGCGAACATGACGTGACCGCAAGGGAAGGTGGTCAGATTGGAGGAACGATATGGATAAGATCAAAATGGATATTCCGGTGCGCGGAAACCGCCTGTCCGGAGGACTGGAAACCGCGAGTCCGGAGAATAGGAAACCGCTTCCAGCAAACAGTGCTCGAAGCGCTTTGTGCGTAGCAACTTTAATGCGCAGCCTGGTCTGAACACACTTTGGCGTTTTAAAGCTGCCACAATTTCCTCTTTAAATGAATACTTCAAAAAATATATAAATGGGTGGTTCCGGGCGCCGCTCAGGCGGGGCCCGCGGGCCCTC